CCGCAGGCCGGGCGCTTCACCGACGACGAGCGCCGCACCTCGTCCGTCTACCTCAAGCGCATCGTCGACCATAAGGGCCGCAAGGCGCTCAACACGCTCGTCTCGGGCCTGTCCGCAGGCATGACCTCGCCCGCCCGCCCGTGGTTCCGCCTCGGCCTCTACGACAGCGACCTCGAGCAGGCCAAGCCCGTGGCCGAGTGGCTCTACGAGGCGCAGAAGCGCATGTACGAGGTGCTGCGCGGCTCGAACATCTACCGCACGCTCGAATCCTGCTACCGGCAGATCGGGTGCTTCGGCACCTTCGGCGGCGTCATCGTCCCGCATTTCGAGAACGTGATTCACGGCTTCGCCTTCCCGATCGGCACCTACCGGATCGCCGAGGACGAGGACGGCGACATCGGATACCTGCACCGCGACTGCCGCATGACCGTCGGGTCGATGGTGGCGAAGTTTGGCTACGACAAGTGCTCCTCGGCCGTGCGGCGCATGTTCGACCGCGGCGACCATCACGCCTACGTCAAGGTGAAGCACGCGATCGAGCGGCGCCATGAGCGCGACAGAGACTCGCCGCTCTCGCGCGACATGCCGTTCGCGTCGATGTACTGGGAGGAGGGCGAGCCCACATTCCTCGAGATCGGCGGCTTCTCCGCGCCCGTGCTTCTCGTTCCCCGTTGGGAGCAGACCGAGGGCGAGGCGTGGGCGACGAACAGCCCCGGCATGAACGCGCTCGGCGACGTGGTGCAGTTGCAGGGCCAGCATCGCGACAAGGCGATGGCGATCCAGAAGATGCACAACCCGCCGCTCGTGGGCGCGAACCCCGAGGCCGCGCGCTTCACCCGCAACGTCCCCGGCGGCGTGACGGTCGTGAACACCGCGGACCTCGCGAAGGGAGGCCTGCGCCCGATCTACGAGGTGAAGCCCGACATCCAGTGGCTCGCGCAGGACATCAACGAGACGCGCCAGCGGATCAGCGAAGCGTTCTTCGAGGATCTCTTCCTCATGACCTCGCAGTCCGACCGCCGGCAGATCACGGCGCGCGAGATCGCGGAGCGGCATGAGGAGAAGCTCCTTGTCCTCGGCCCGGTGCTGGAGAGCCTCGACCACGCGCTACTGTCCCCGCTGATCGAGGCGACCTTCGCGCACATGCAGAACGCGCGGCTCCTGCCGCCGCCGCCGCGCGAGATCCAGAACATGCAGATCAAGGTCGAGTATATCTCGGCGCTGGCGCAGGCGCAGAAGGCCGTGGGCGTCGCGCCGATCGAGCGCACCATCGGCTTCGCGGCGACGCTGGAGCAGATCCGGCCCGGCGCGATGGACAACATCGACACGGACGAGACGGTGCGCGAGTTCGCCGAGCAGGTCGGCGTGCCGCCGAAGATCATGCGCGACGCGGCGCAGGTGGCGAAGGACCGGCAGGCGCGGGCGCAGGCGCAGCAGCAGCAGATGCTCATGGAGAACGCGCAAGGGCTCGCAGGCGCGGCGAACCTCATTTCCGAGGCCAGCGCGCGGGGCGTGGACGGGCTCCAGGCGTCGGGTCGCATATGACCGGCCGCGCGGAGAAGGTGCAGGAGGCGCTCGACCGCGACCTCCGGGCCGCATGGGGCGCGATGCTCAACTCTCCCGCCGGCCGCCTCGTCGTGTGGTCCATCCTCGAGAAGTGCCACGTCTTCCAGACGAGCTACACGGGCGGGGCCGACACCTACTTCCGCGAGGGCGAGCGATCGGTGGGGCTCAGGCTCCTGCACGATCACATTTTTCCCCTCGGCACAGAGTACCTTGGACAGATGATGGCGGAACATGCCGGGCGACTTGAGCAGATCGAACAGGCACTCGACGAGGAGCAGGAATGACCGAGCAGGCACAGGCAGCACCCGCGGGCGGGGACAGCGGAGCGAGCACGGCGGCACAGACCGCCGGCTCGACCGTCCTCACGCCCGAGGCGGGCAATGACGCAGGAGCGGCGGCGCAAGCCGCTACCGAAGCGCCGCCCTCCGGTGAGCAGCCGACGACGGAATCCGAAGGGGCTGGCGCAGGGACGCAAACCGAAGCCGAACCGGGGGAGTGGAGCCTAACCGCGCCCGAGGGCATGGAGGACTACCAGAGCGAGTTCAGCGCCTTCGCCACGACCATGAGCCAATGGCTCAAGGCCAACCCGAAAGCCACCGCCCAAGAGGCGCTGGCCGAGGCGGCGAAGATGCAGGCTCAGAAGGTGGCCGACGCATCCAGGGACGCGCAGACGGCTTTCGAGAACCAGGTCTCGGAATGGGAGACGCTGGCGCGAAAGGACAAGGAGTTCGGCGGCGAGAAGTTCGGCGAGAACGTCGCGATCGCCGTGAAGGGGCTGGAGAAGGTCGGGACGCCCGAGTTGAAGGCGCTCCTGCAACAGACCGGCTTCGGCTCGCATCCCGAGGTCATCCGGGCCTTCCACAGGATCGGCAATCTCATGAGCGACGCCGGCATCCACGGAGAGGCAACCCCCGGACAGGCTGACCCCGCCGCGCTTCGCTACCCCACTTCGGCCAAAAAATAAGGACCTATCGAGATGGCTACCCTTACCCAGAAGTTCCTCTCCATCGCGGACGTGTACAAGCGCACGGACGGGATGGGCGGGATCGCCGAAATCATCGAGGTGCTGAACGACACGTCGCAGGACGTCATGACCGACTGGCTCATGGCCGAGTGCAACAACGGCACCAAGCACACGCACTCCATCCGCACCGGCCTGCCGTCGGTGTCGTGGGGCGCCCTCTACGAGGGCATCACGCAGTCGAAGTCGCAGACCCAACAGGTCGACGACACGACCGGCTTCGTGCAGGGCCTGTGCACCATCGACACCCGTCTCCTCAAGCTCGCGGGCAACGAGGCGGCGGTGCGCTCGACGGAATCGCGCCCGTTCATCGAGGCAATGGCGCAGGAGCTCGTCACCGCGCTCTTCTACCATGACCCCTCGACCAACGCTCGCCTGCCGAAGGGCCTCGGCGCGCGGTACAACCGCTACGCCACGGGCGGCAACGATGCCGGCGCGGCGAACCAGGTCATCCACGGCGGCGGCGCCGGGTCGGACAACACGTCGATCTGGTTCGTCACCTGGGACGAGATGGCGACGCACGCGATCTACCCGAAAGGCATGAACGCGGGCATCACGCAGGAGGACAAGGGCGAGCAGCGAGTGCTGGATGGCTCGGGCAACCCCTACTACGTGAAGGAAGAGCTCATCACGTCGCACATCGGCTTCGTGGTGAAGGACTGGCGCCGGAACGCGCGGATCGCGAACATCGACGTGTCGGAGATGCTCGCGGGCAACGTCGACCTCTACGACCTGATGCGCAAGGCGTACTACCGCCTGCACGGCCGCCGGATCGGCAAGGTCCGCGACCAAGGCTCGCAGGGCCGCACGGTCATCTACTGCAACCGCGACGTTCTCGAGGCGCTCGACGGCCTCGCTTCCAACACGCTCGGGTCGGACAACTACACCCGCCTGCGCCCGCTGGAAGTCGAGGGCAAGGAGGTGCTGTCCTACCGCGGCATCCCGATCCGCGAGACCGACGCGATCCTGTCCACCGAGTCCCTCGTGGCTTCGGTCTGATCTGAGGAGAGAACCCATGATCCTTGATACCCAACTCGTCTTCTCGGAGAACCAGGCCGTCACCGCGACCGCGATCTCCGCGAACGTCGTGCAGATCCCGACTGCCGGTCGGGTCGAGTACGAAGGTGCCAACCTCTCCCGCAACTGGGGGCCGGGTCGCGAGATCCCGCTCCTCGTGCAGGTGACGGAGACCTTCGCGACGCTGACCTCGCTGACGATCACGCTGGAGACGGCGGACAACGCGGCGCTCTCGTCCGGTCAGGTCGTGATCTTCACGACCCCGGCGATCCCTGCGGCGACGCTGGTCGCGGGCTACCGGCTCCCGATCCGGGTGTTCCCCGACTTCGTCCTCAAGGACTTCCTCGGGCTGCGCTACACGGTCGGCGGGTCGAACGCGACCGCGGGCAAGATCACGGCCGCGATCACCATGGGCGTGAACGCGCCGTAATCCCGAGCGGGGCGGGCTCACGCTCGCCCCCTCCCTCCCTTTCCGAGGTGACGCATGGCTCCCCGCAAGAAGACCCCGGCAGAGCAGGAACGCGCGGACCATCTCCGCGAGCGCGACGCGCCCGAGGTGGCCGTCACGGGCGGCGCGAAGGTGGAGGAGGTCGAGATCGTCCCGGCCATGCCCGACGCGCCCGAGGGCCTCGCTGTCATTGCCACCAGCCGCGGCGCCGGGCCTCATGGCCTCGTCGAGCCCGGCACCCGCTTCACGGTGGCCTTCGCCGCCTACTCGTCCCGATGGATGCGCCCGGCCGATGAAGCGGCCGCGAAGGCGCTTGACGCATGGAGGAACGCATGACCGCCTTCAAGTACCTCGACCGCGACTCGACCTCGCCCATGATGCGGTTCAAGGTCGTCACCCCGAGCGACGCTAACGACCTCCCGACCTCCTCCAGCATCACCTGGCCGGTGCGCGGACTGCACAACAAGGGGACCGGCGGCGTGGTCTCGGTGGTCAACAAGGAAGGCGATCAGGAGCTCTTTTACATCCCGCAGGGCGGCAACCTCCCCGTCTACTGCGTGCGGGTGCGATCGACGGGCACGACGATCGGCGCGGGCGACCTGATCGCGTTCGGCTGAGATGTCCTCGATCATCGAGATCTGCAACGTCGCCCTGAGCGCCTACCTCGGCGAAGCGCGGATCAACAGCCTGACGGACACGTCGAAGGCGGCGACCGAGTGCAACCTGCACTACGACCCGACCCGGCGCATGCTCCTCGAGCGGAACTGGTGGCACTTTGCCACGGGCCGCCAGACGCTCGCGCAACTCACCAACGACCGCGAAGAGGAATGGCTCTTCAAGTACGCCCGGCCGACTGCGGCGCTGTCGATCCGGTGGGTGAACGACCCCTTCGTCGCCCGGATGCGGATGGCGGCGCATCACTCGCCCGATGCCGAGCGCGAGACGACGATCGACGCGCTCTACTCCGACACGCCGCTGGCGGTGTGCGAGTTCACGCGCGACCTGACCGACCCGACGCTGTACCCTCAGAGCTTCGCGGAGGCGCTCTCCGCGGCGCTGGCGGCGCGACTGGCGATGCCTCTGACGCAGGACGTGCGCCGGGCGCGCGAGGCGCGGGACATGGCGCAGGAGATGCTCTCGGTGGCGATCGCGGAGGACTTCCGCAACCAGCCGCCGCAGGAGCCCGGCCTGCCGCAGTACCTCCAGGATCGCGGCCTCGACGTGCCGGCGCA